CATAGCTATATTCATTTAACTTTATACCATCAAAAAGATGATCTAGCATGTCTCTTTCAAAGCTACCTTCACTCTCATGTCCTACTATATTTATTTCTCTCATCCGGGCGCCTCGTAATATCCTATTGAAAACCCTTTTTTAGTACAATCTTTTACAGTCTTTTCTAGTCCGTCTGATTTTAATTTATTGCCAACGTGAATGCAGATGGGAGTGTCAGTTTCAGGCCAGTTGTTTTTGTAAAAATGGCAAAGCTTGGTGCATTTCCAGTGGCTTCTGTCGTCTCGCAACGGTTTGGGAGATACATTCGCCTTTATTTCCTCAAACCTATTTTTCAACATACCAAGAAATTTATCTTGATCTTCTTTATCAAAACACATGCTAAACGGTCCACCGTCTTTAACAAAGAAGATGGTCATGATCGCCTGTTTGTAATCTGGATATAGTTTAGATATTGCATAATTATAAAGCAGTAGCTGCGCATCGGTTGTTAGTTTTTTATAATCTTTCTCTTGTCCGGTTGCCCAGTCAAGTCTGCGCCCAGTCTTCCAGTCAATCACTTCTATTGTATCATCATCTATCTTAGTTACAAGGTCAATTGTTCCTTTTATTGCTAATTTTCCTTTTACGACTTCGCCATCCGGCATTTCGTATTCATATTCTGCCCAGTCTTCATCAATTACAATATCAAAGTGCGGCTCTGGATCTACAACATCTCTTAGCCTTGGGTCAAACTGACCTTCATTGTAATTCAATGTGTCCCAACTTAGCTTAGAAACCTGTTTCTTGTCTGCTGGCATCCACCTGTGCTTAGAGTCTTTCTCGTAACACTTTATACTAACATCTACCAACTCGTTAACAAATTCATCTGTTAGAAGTCTGTCTTTGTGGATTCTAATTTTACCCGCAGCATCATCTTCTACAACTAAATATTTCTTTCTAGGATTATCTTGTTGAAACTTTTTTAATCCTGCTAGTATTTCCATGACCTTGTGAACCATAGTCCCAAGCTCTGCCTTTTTTCCGCTGTCGGATCTGTGACCAAGTACATAGGTCAAAAAGTACTGCATCTGGCAGTAATCATAACCATTATAACTTGATGACCTTATGTATGTCACTATCATTAAATTTCTCCCAACAGAGACTCGACTTTAGTTATAGTTTCTTGAATGTTCATTTTTCTGTTGTCGAGAACTTGCCAAAAGTTGGAATGATCGTAGTTACTTGCATCTAACGCAGTTTCACTGTCATGGTTATCATCATGAATATCTCTTTCCAGTCTTAATACTTTTCCTCCAGCTTTGTTAATAGCCTCAACTTCATTTGGGAATCTGGTATCTGCAACAATAGCTAATTCGCTACCCTCTTTTGTAATTTTATTAATACATGCATTCGCCCAAACGTTTGGATGAATCTTACGCATAATATCAGTTCCAAAAAACTGCATGAACTCACGCGCTGTCATTTCTCCTTCACGCCACTTCCAGCTTTTCTTTGCGTCTATAGGCATCTTTTTCATCAACTTCATGTTTTGAAAACGTGGCATATCTTCCCAGCGAATATCTGGAAGGGTCTGATTTTTTTGCTCGTCTGTTCCATAGGCTTGCTCGTAGGTAAAACCAAACAGGTTTATACACATGTCTTTTACAGGATCTGCAAAGTTGTAAAGTTTTACGTGAGGCCACATATTGTAGTGCGCGTACTCTACAAACTGCTCGTCTTTTCTTTCGATGTCGAACTCACCCCATCCCACATCTCCTTGAGAGTTTGTAGTTTTTACTAGCAGTTTGCCTTTTTCATTCACCCTGTAATCAGCAATCATACCATTCTTTTTTAGAACAGCACCATGAATGATATTGGCGACAGTTGTTTTTCCTGCTTGCTTCTTACCAGATATAGCTAAAATCATTAATAAAGTCCTTCTACTTGGGATAAAATATGTTTTTGTATTTTTTTAACAGATGTGTCTCCTACGTCTTTCTTGGGCATAGGAGGATAAATTAAATTGAACATTCTGTTTAACTCTCTTTGTATTTTCATTCTACCTTCTCTGCCTGCTTGGTCATTGTCTGTAAGTACAATCAAATCAGTGACACCTGATTTTATCAGTAGAGACTTTTGAGTTTCTGAAATATCTTTTCCAAAAAGTCCAACACAATTCTTCACACCCGCTTCGTACATTCTCCAAACGTCACCCTGTCCTTCTACAAGAAACAGCGCATGTTTTTCTTTAGCGACCTCTATTGCATTATCGTAGTTATAAAGATACTCTGTTTTTTTGAACCCCTTGGAGAACAAGTACTTAGGTTGTATAAAATTCTTTGCCGCTCTTGCTATGTATGCTATCTCTTTGCCTTCAAAGCTAACTGGAATTATGGCGCGATTCCACATCTTAGAATTTTTGTCTATACAATCTTGTACTCCAAAATGCTCCAGTGTGTCAGCTAAAAATCCTCTTTTTTCAAAATAAAACGAATTATTTAATGTTTCTACATCTCTTACGTATTCTGATTTCATAGTCTTTTTCTTTTTACTAAATATGTTAACTATCTCGTCAAACTCACTTTTTTTACTTTTTGGCTCTGTAGAAGCAGACTTATACTCTTTTCCAATATTGAAAAGCTTGCAGACATATCTCAACGTATCAGAAAACGTAGCGTCTTCCCTGACGGCTCTAATAAACCCAAATATATCAGTACCAAAATCTTCTTGACAGCCGCGAGTCCAGCAGCGCCAGTTCTTTTGAGTCAAAGATATTGACAAACCTTTATCGTTGTCGCCTCCATGTATTGGGCATTTCATAAAAATGTTATCAGATATTTGTTCATACTCTAAATCTAGATCTTCTAGTAAGACATCTATGTTATCAAGTATGAGATCCTTTACTTTATTTAAATCAAGTTTTTGTTTTGTTCCATTCATACCAAAGTAGTCCACAGTTAGCGAGAGTATAGGCAAACCAAACCAGAGCGTGAGGATAGTCCCTTTGTTTTAGGTTTGATAGACAAGTTAATACATAACACAACGTTGCTATAAAAAGCGGCACGATACTCATCTTGGGTTCCTTTCAAAAGGAGTTGGATCGACTCCATCAAACCTTTCTTCATCTAGCATGTAGTATAGATTTTCATCTTCTTGCTTTACTAGATTGTACTTAGATTTAGTTCTAAAACCGCTGATATCGTACACAGTTGTGACACTATAAACTTTCTGAACGATTGATACTATAACTGTATCGCCATGTTTTGGTCCGCCTTTGAAATGTGCTTTATAGCTCATTGGATTCCTCTTCAAAAGGTAGTTCTGCGCCCTCTATGGCATCATCAGTTCCAGATTTTATAAACTCATCTCTTGTTCTTAACTCAGATAGTTTTGCGTAGTCGCCGTCCATTCTGAGATTTATGTAGTTTCCATCTTGCATTCCGGGTCCATGTCTGGAAACAATAGGTACAAGTTTCCTATTGCCTGCCTTTGGACCATCCTCTGCTAATTCCTCTGCTGACTTCTCTTTAAAGATAGAGAATGATGTACACAACCAGATAAGTCTGTCAGAACCGCTTACAGC